GTCCCAAGAACTTTTAACGTCTATTAATACCTCGTCCGTGTTTACGTCGGGAGTTCCTGTTACCCAATCGTTCGTAAAATGTTCGTCGTTCTTGTAAATAAACTTAAAATTCAAAACATCGTTAACAAGTGCAATCGATTCTTCTTCGACTTCGTTTCCTTTGTCGGTGTAACGTGAACTAAACTCCTTTCGGATTCCGTATTTTTCTTTTAATACGATTTCTTCTACGTAAGACTTTGCCGTTTGCGATAAGACCTCCCCCGACTTGCGGGGGTTAGTCATTATCTTACCAATTTGAGAACATCGGACTTTCATACGTTTTCGAGTAGTTTGGTTTGACCTTCGGTTAACTCAAACTTTTCGATTAGTTCTTCTTTAGTGTATTTGCCTTCGGCAATCATTTCTAAAGCCTTACCCAATCGTTTGTTATCGATAGTAGGTTTTTTCTTTACTTGTTCGCCTGAAGCGTCCGTGTCTTTGTCCGTAACCAATCCGAGCGCGGAACTTAAAGCGTATCTTCTAAAGTAAGTAACACCGCTTCCGAAACTTTGGTAATCGTTCATTCCCTTTAATTCGACTTGCGGAATAGCTACCTTTGATTCTAATGTTTCGCCACTTTCAGCGTGGAAAATAACCGTACAAATGTAGTCAATTCCTTCTTTAGTATCGAGCAACTGCGTAAAGCCTAATCCGTGTTTTTTTAGAAGCGGGTTAACTACTTCAAAAATCTTAGGTAAATCTGCGTAAGAATAACCGTAGCCTTGCGTACCTTTGTGAATTACGGGTACTTCTTGTTGGAAGGCTGCCAACGATTTCCATAAATTTTTCATAGCGTATAAATTAAAACGTGCGTTAACCAAGTCGCACCCCTTGTTTTATTATTAAAATCCGTCTTTTCTTTTGCTTATTGTCATTGAATTAAATCTCGAAATTAATCTCGAAATTGTCGGTTCGTGTAAACAACCAACTTCTTCTTCCTTAAACCAATAATCCCCCTTTAAAGATAATATATATATATCGTCGTAATTATCAAATACTCCATATTGATATTCGGTATGTATACTCGATACATAAGGATTATTCATTAAATCTTTTTTGGTTCTGCATTTTTTCATAGCGTTTTCGTTTTTAATTATATACAAATATAAACATTATATTTCAATTAACAATACTTCGATATAATTTATTTGTTAAAAAATGTTAAATTTTTTTTTCGATTAATTCCTTTGACCTATCAAAATAAGCCATTAACTCAATATCATTAAAGGAATGTTCACGGGGTTTTCTTCCTCCTATTCTTATTTCTCCTTTAAGTTTTTCTAGTTTTCCGTAAATAATGCCGTCGTAACATTTCCAAATAATTACGGGGTTAATCTTTTTATCCATTAGCTTAAGTAATTTTCTAACTGCTATTGGTAGCGGGTAGGCTTCCTGTATTGTTTTGTTTCTTCCTTTTACTTCTGCGTAACCTATTATTCGTTCGTCTTTAATTAGTTCAAAGTCTATATCGTGTTCGTCTAGTTTTCTACAACTTAATTCGTATTCATCGCAAAAAATTGCTATTGCCTCGGATTCGTTTTGTAAGTCTTTAAGCGTTTCAAATCTCATTTATCTTTTGTTTGTATGTTTTTATTATTTCTTTGAGTTCGCCCCGTGTGTACTTTCGTGTTTCGTGTGCTTTGGCGTGGAGTTCTATTAATTTATCCGCGCCTATTCTTTGTTGGATTCCTATTTGATAGTTTAATAAGTTTCCGTGTTTATGTTGGTTGCACGTTACACATTGCGCGTGGACGTTGTTTTCATCGAATGTAACGGCTTTGTGGCCACCACTACTAAAGTAATGGCCTGCGTCGTATTTACTTCCTAATGGTTTTTCGCAACTTACGCAAGGTTTATCCTTGTCTCGAAGCCTTATGTACTTGTTAAAAACTACTTGCGCAAGTTTAGTGAGTTCTTGTACGGTTTGTAGTTCGTCTTTTAATACCTTCTTTTTTTTCTTCCATTGTTTTTCCTTTTCAAGTTCCACCCAAACTTTAACACAAAACGAATCAAAGCAATACTTTTGGTTAAATCGAACGGGAGTAAATTCGGCTTTGCAGTTCTTACACTTCATTACTCGTAATTTAAGGCTTTATTTATGGCTTCTAAACGCTTGTTTTCTGTGTTTAAGTCCAAGTTAACTAGTTCTAATCGGTAAGCGTTTTGGCGTAACGCTCGGTATTCTTGTTCGATTTGATTCCAATATACCTTACATTCTTGTAAGTGTTCTAACGTTTCTTCCATTGAATCTATTAAGTCCGTTCGATTAGGGTTCTTCGCTTTTATTTCGTTCAAACTTCCCTGAATCTTTAGGTAAGTGTGAGATAAAAGAACCTGCGCTCGTAGTGTTGTAAAATCGTCCATTATTTTGCTTTAGCGTATTTTTTAATTAATGTATTTCCGTGTTGTTCTTGCTCAAAGTAAACCAATTTTTCTTTATCGAAAAAGATTTCGTGTTTACCTATTTTCCCGTTTGAACGCGGTTTAATCTTATTAAAGTACAATTCTGCTTTATAAAACGTTGGGTCTTCGCGGTGTACTGTTACCATACATTTTCCCGAATTAAACCATTCCGAACCACCCTTTAAGTCGTATGGAACGGGCGCGCTTCTTTTTCCGTTTTCCTTTTCCGTTAATTTCGGGTGGATAATCGTATGTAAATGTAAGTCGTTGTCTTCGGCTATTTGGTTTCGATATGGCAACACGAACTCTAAGTATTGAGCGTAACCCCCGTAATCGTTGTAAGGGTGGTTTAAGTCCTTCCAAGAATCAATCGAAGCCGTTTCTAATCCTTCGTCTTTTTTTAATTGAACTGCGTAATCCCAAAATTCTATCGGTGTCATTTTCGCTTTGATATCGTCGCGCGTTAGTACCTTAAAGTGGTGCGTTATCCATTCGATAGCGTTTACTATTTCATCGTCCGTAATTACATTGTAACTACTTGGATTAAAACTTTTACCCGTTTTCTTGTTGATTAAGTCCGCGATAATTTCAACGTTCGAACCAACGTCAGGAAAATAAACTAAATGTTTCCAACCATAAAAACGGCTTGTATTCATTAAACACTCCATAAGTACCTGCGTTTTACCCGACATCGGAAACCCCGTCCAATCCGTACAATTACCTAAACTCATCGAATAATACTCGTCCATTCCTTCGAAGCCTAAGTATTTACCTTTTTCGTGGTAATTGTTTCTATACCTAAATAGGTCGTCTATTACTTCGTGTGCTTTTGTTATCTTAAATCCTTTCATAGTTCGTTTTTAATTATTGCCAAGCGAACTTAAACGGTTCGTCTTTTGGTTTCGGGTTGTTTTTATCTAACCATTTTTTAGCCGTCAAATATAAACTTTTATAGGCTTTATTTTTAGCGTAGTTTTCGATTTGGTCTAACGTGTCGTTAATTTGTTCTTCGGTGTATTGTTCTTTTAACTTTTCGAATTCGTCTTGAGTTATAGATAAATGAGCGAAGCGTCTATATATATTTACTTTCTCTTTTACTTTAACATTATCTTTATCAGCTATTTTTGTTATCGTTTGAATGCGTTTGCTATCGTTTGCTTCCGTTTGCCACCTTTTGTTAGCGCCTGCTTTGCCTGCTTCGCTTCGCTTTACTTTGGTATCTTCGAACTTAACAAGGTCGCGTTTAAGTTGTTGTTTAATAGGCTCGAAAGCAATTTCAGTTATTAAGTCTTCCGCTATTGGGTCTTCGTCGTTAACGTAACTTAGAATGTGTTTGAACAATTTACCCGCTTGTTCGTCGGTTAGTTTGTTTATAGTGTACTGAAGGTCGCAATACAAAATAAATCCTTTTTTGTCTTTAGCCATTTGTCTAAATTTAAGCAATAAAAAACCCCTGCAACTCCGTCGGCTTCCACTTCGACTTCATTACAAGGGTTAATAACTTCTTAAGGTTCTATAATGTGGAAGGCGAACCGTATGCAAATATAACTAATTAATTCATATTTTGTTCTTCGTAGTTAAAATTTATTTGGTATTCTCCCCTTCGCATTCGTTCTTGAATGTTCTCAAGGTCTTTTAATCCTCCTGCGCTTTTAACGTCTACGTACAAATCGTTTAGTGAACGCGTTATTTTGTAGTTATTCATTTCTGCGCGTAGGTGTTCCGTATCGTTAAAGAAGTGTCGGTCGTTTATTGATTCCCACAAATTAGCGTTATTAAAAGCGTGTATACAGGTCGCGTGGTTAAGTCCTAACATTTCGCCTATTTCTATGTAACTGAATCCGTAATGGCGCATTAACTTGATTAGGTATCCCCGTTGGTTAACGTACTTCCGTTTTCGGCTACGTTTGCGTAAATCGTTGTCTTCGATTAGTGTGGTAAATTTATTTTTTAATTGCATTTATTTTGATAATTAAGGGTTTCCAAATATCCAATACTAAAATAGCGTGGTTAGTGTCGTAGGCTTGTACTATCGTTGTTCGTTGTTTGCGTTTGGATTTCGGGGTTTCCTGAAACCAATGTGTTATAGCGTATTCTTTCATTTTTTATTTTTATAATGTTACAATAGTGGTTGAAGTCGAAGTGTCCGTTTTTATGTATGTAGCCACCGCCACTTGTCCACCACCTTATTTGGTCGATTAAATCAATACTCCCTTCTTGAGTTCTTTCCGTTGTCATAAGCGTTTTGTAATTTAGTGTTGTATTCTGCCTGAGTAATTTCTTCGTGTAAATCCGAGTTTAATAAATCGTCGTAAATTTCCGTTGCGATTAACTGCAAGTCGTACTCAGTTAGTAAGTGTTCTAATTCTATTTCCAAGTCCGAGCGGTAAGCCACGGCCGTGCAAATTGTTACTATTAAGTCGTTGTCTTCGTCTATTGATAATTCGAAGGTACATTCTCCTTCAAAGGTATCTGCGTAAAAGTACGCTAATGGGTAGTGAGTTTCTATTTTCATAATACAATAAAATAAGCAATTAATAAAAGTGAAATAAAAAGCGTTCCGAATAGTAGTGTAAAATCGCGTATCGCGATAAGCAATAATTTTGCTTCGTTATCTAATTCGTTGTAAAATTCTCTAAATCGTTTCATTTTTTAAGTTTAAGCGGGTTAATAATTCTTCAATCGTAATTAATTCCTTAAATGCTCTTTTTGTGTCATTATCTAAATGTCCGAATGCGTCCCTGCATTCTACATAATTTTCGTTTAACTCTTTGTAATAAGCTAAAATCGTGTCTAAAATTTCTTGTTTTTCCATAGCGTTTTTAATTAATGTGCGTTACCGAGTCGCACCCCTCGTATTATTAATTATTTATTTTATATTCTAAATACTCACTTCCGCTTTGTAAAATTGTTTCATTTCCTTTTGCGTCTACAATTAAATGATACCAACTACCGTTATTATTAAAAATTTTATATTCTCCTTCTTTTCTTGTTTTCTTTTTGTTTTCAGTTAAAGAAACCCATTCAATTTTATTTAAGCAAGTATATTTAACAACTTCTATTAAACCCATATTAATTAATGACTTAATAGTGTTTGTATATTTTACCCAAGCAGGAAAACAAATTCTACCGTTTACATTGTATGTCATAACTTTGTCTTGATTTTTCAAGCAATCAATTACATACATTTGATTTTTAGATAATTTTTGCGTTGTGTTCATAGCGTTTTTTTTAATTGTTTCGTTTTTAATTATACACAAATATAAAACAAAGGTTTCAATCTACCAAACTTTTTAACAAATTTTTTTCACTTTTCAATAATTTATAATGATTCTAAATAAGGAACAAGCGTATAAACTTACGGAAAGCCTAATAAAATAAGCCTATAAACTAAAAAAGGGGTATTCCTACCCCCTAATTAAAAACGCTATACGCAAATTTACAGCGGAAACTTGAAACTATCGATATTCTTTACTATCAACTTATCAACTTCTTTGCATTCGATTTTAAGAATTCGTCCGCCTAATGGCTTAGGTGGCGCGCCTCGTTCAACGTGCCAACCGTATGCGCCTTCGCCGTATTCTTCTTTATAAGTTCCTGTTAACATTAAGTGTAGTTGCTTTTGTTTAATTGAGTAACCCATTTTCGCGTTATGCTTAATCGTTTCCCTTACGTCGTTACGCGAACTATTTTCGTGAATGTGTCCCATTGTAAACACGTCAAAGTCTTCGTACATTTCAAGCGCTCGCGTAAGGTTTAACGCGCCCTTAGTAACTACACCTCCACCGCCTGAGCCGTGATAATACTTAACCTTAGTTGTTATTTGAGCGTTTCCGTGGAATGTTTGCCGAATAATTACCCAACCGCCATAACCGCCCGTTTGAACATTTGAACCACATTTGTAGTTAAGTAGGTCTACAAAGCGTTGGAGTAAGTCCGTTTCTTGGTATTTAATTACTCCCGTTTCGTGGTTACCGTATCCTATTACCTTAATAACGTCTGCATAAGGCTTAAACCATTCCGAAGCCGTTTCAACAATCGAATCTAAATAACGTGCGTTGTTGTGTTCTTGTCTAATGTCCGATTTGTTGCGGCGATTATCCCCGCGTCCTTGCATAAGGCAAAAGAAATCCCCATTTATAATTACGGGTATATTATTCTCCTTACAAAAATCTAAATTCTTTTTAAGTAGTTGCCTATCGCATTTTGGGTTATCCCAATGTAAGTCGCTAAGCATAGCTACGTGAACTTGTTTGCCTTCAAGTTGCAGTTCGTGGACGTTTCGTCCGTGTTTTATTAAATTCATAACGTTAAATTTGCCCGAAATATCGGAAGAAAAGTCGAACTCGCGAAATAAAAGTGCTATTCAGGATAAACCGAAGAACAAAACCAACTACAAACGCAATCAAAACTAACCACCAAGAAGTTCGATATTTAACAACCTGAACGGCCTTCGCTGTTTTCCATTTTGTTTTTCCTTCTATTTTAAGTGTCTTAACTCGTTCTTTATATTCTATTCGTGTTTGAAAACGTGTTTTAGGAATATAAACGTTCTTAAAATTTACTATGGTGTCCTTAGTTGTTATAAACTTTTCCCAAATTATCGTGTCGTTTTTTATTACGGAAAACGAATCCAAAGTAGTTATTCGTATCGTGTCGCTATCGTTAACCACCTTTAAGCCGTGTTTAAGCGCCTTTCGGTAGTGGTATTGTGCCTTGCGTTCACTCGAACACGAAAGTAGCGTTAAAACGCATATAAATGCAAATAAACGAATCATAGGCTTTGTAACATTTTAATCATTCTCGGACACGGGTAAATATCCGCTTTATCTTTTCGAACGGAGTTGTGGGTAAATATTCCTTTTTCTCCGTCAAAGGCTGCTTTATCTAAACTCCAAATTTCTTTACGATAGGTGTTCGGGATTCCGTACGTTTCGCAAAGATATTCTACAAGTTGGCGCGTTGATTCTATTTGCGCGTCCGTGTATCTATACCAATGCTTGTAACCTTTGTACGGTTCTTCCAACGTGGTAACGTAAGACGGGTTAACAACCCCACCAACGTAATTATAAAATTTGCCGTTTTTTTCTTTGAGCATTCCCCAATTACAAACTTCAATACCTACGCTTAATTTATTCAGGTTCTTATATTTTGAACCCATACGCGAAAAGTCTTCGTTATCTATTCCCAAGTGCCAACCCCAATGCTTACTAGAAAAGCATTGTACGATTGTTCCGTTTTCTCCTATTACGAAGGCCGTTGCTATTTGAGATTCGTTGCTATTCCAAAAACGTGCAACCCCTTCAGCGTTTCCATTCCCTGCGGTATGGTGTAGATAAATCTGCGTCTTGTCGCTTGCTTCTTCGAAGAACTGACCTTTTTTTAGTCGGTGTTGGACTATCTTTTGAATATCTAATTTATTTGAACTCATCCCATTCTTGTTTTTTAGCCGTTATGAACTCCTTAAACGACTTTAGAACGTCTTTTTTTGTTACGTCGTAATAACTTTCATTAATACTTTTTAACTCCGTGAAAACGCAATAAAACGTAAATGCCTTGGTTAAGACTAAATCAACACTAACAAACAATCCGATTAAATCTTCTAGAACGTATTTCTCAAGGAAGAAAACGCAAACAATCGCACCCGCATAAAGCAAAGTTTTAGAAATCGTACGAGCTAATCCACGTGAACGTAACGGTAACTTTAATTTTTTACTTCGCCATATCCCCGCGCATAAATCAACCCAAATAAATAGGATTGTAATTAATACCATTCCTTTAACAGGCGCAAGAATTGAAAGTAGCGAAATTAAAAATAAAAGTAGTTTAGTTTTCATTGTGGTAATAGTTCAAAAGTTGGAATGTCAAAAACACCCCATAGCCTAATGCAAATAGTTTGTAAAAAATATAAGGCGCTTCGAATAAGGCTACCAAAACACCCGTGTAAGATAGTATGTAATAAAGTAATGAAAGTCCGCGTAAGTGGTTAAGCATATAAAGCGTTTAAGAAGTCGTTTATATTTTCGTACGTGTTTTCGTTAATTGACATCGAAGTATCGCATAAAATTATTCCTTTATCGGTTGGAACGTGCGCTTGAGTTTCGCTTAAAATTTCCGCTTCGCCTTCGAAAATATATTCGAGTTCGTTCATTACGAACCCGCCTTTAATTGTTGTTAGATTAATCATATATTTGAACTATTACGCGTTTGTGTCCTAAGTTGTCGGGTGTCGTTGTTCCGTTTTGAACTGCAAAAATTAAGTAGTGATTAACCGCAGGATTAAACGAATAAAGAGATATTGCACCTTGTACTAAATCCGAACTTACTCCATTACTTGGAGAATAACAAAATAAATTAGTTCCGTCAAAATAAAAGTTTCGTTCGAATCGTTGGTGGTAATTTGTAGCAGACATCCCCGAAGCTGTTGCGATTTGTGTTGCACCCGTTAAACTATTTGAAGTGTTTATATAAATTCTACCCGTTGAAGCCGTTGTTCCTGCGGTTTTCGTTAGTAAATTTTTAATGTAAATTGTGTTATTAGCTACTAAAGTTCCTGAAGGAATTAAAACGGACGCGCTTATTTGGTTAGTCGTTCCCGTTAAATTAGAACCATTAACACTTGTTAGCGTTCTTGGATTTACACTTGGAACGGGAATAGCATTAATTATTTCTTCGCCCGTTATGGACTTAGATTCGTAGCCGTCTGCGGTCGTTACCGAAACTTCGAGCAAGTCGCTATTTTGTAAATTTGCACCCTTTGGGGTTAGTTCACTTATTTTTATCATTTTCTAATTTGATTAGAAGTTTTTTTAGTTTAATTACGTTTGCCTTTTTTGGCGTGTATGGTTTTTTTATATTACCCATCCCATATAGTTTGAATCCGAGTTAGGGTAAATGTCCGAGTTACTATTAGTGTAGTATTCAGGAAACGTGTTGCCACTAAAAGCCATATATTGAATAAACCGCTCGGTGTAGTTTTGTGCTAAATAACGTTGTTTTTCTATTAAGAAATCCACTTCGTTTTTATCTACATTTGAAGCGTTTTCGCTTGAGTGCTTAAAGATTCCTTTGTTAGCGATTGTATAAGCCTGAAAAGGTAAAAACTCAACCATAGCCCAATGGATTAACATAGGCTTCAAATAGGTTTCTACTAAATCTAAATACGGGTTCGCTAAGGTATTATTTACTATATCCGTTTTTATTTTGTCGAGTAATTGCGTTCCCGTGTATTGTTGAATGTGAATATCTTGCGCAACTTTTATCCATTGTATAAAAGTGTCCGTATCCATATTGCCGTTTGTAGCGGTAAAACGAACTAAATCGTCGCGAGTTATTAATAATGCTTCTGCCATTATCTTGGGTTTATAAATCCTCGGTTCGGCATATCAATAGGACGTGTCGAAACAAGTGAATTGTTTTTAATTTTGTAACCAAATTTCTCCGCTTTTCTTACGGCTATTTGTTTAGCTTTAGGACTATTAACGTCTATTCCGAAGCGTGAATCGAATTGCGCGTAAACTTGTTTATTCCAACGGTGGTGGCAATTTGGTCCACCTTTGTACAACCAAATATCGTAAGTTAGTGCGCCTTCTTTACCGAATCCGATTGTACGGCCTTCCGCGTTTGTGTAGAATCCGTTAACTACGCTTTTACTCATTCGTAAAATGTCTTCTTTACGATAAATCTTTTTTGCGCTTTTCATTAACTTACAAAAGGGACGCATTTTACCACTTTTACCGCCGTCTTCGCCTTCGTAAACATATCGAGTAATAAACTTAACTCCGTCTATTACTTCGTCTTGCTCGGATTTGGAGTTAGGAAAAGCCATTCCCGTGTTTACTAATTCAACCAAACGTGAGAATAAACTTTTTTCGCCTTTAAGCGTTTTGTTTTCTTCTTCGTCCGTGTCGTAGTCTACGGGTGCTTCGTCTATTAATAACCAATCTTCTTGGGGTTGTTCGCCGAATTCTTGTAAAGCTAAGGCAATTTGTTCTTCTACGCTTTGGGACTTAAGTTCGGTAGCGTCTGCGCCCGTTTCCTCGGTTACTTGTTCTTCGGTTGTTGCGTTTTCTAAGTCCGTAAATTCGAGCGGTTTAAGTGTTCTAAAGAATAACTTTAATGATATTCCGTTAAACGCTAATATATTATCAAACGCTTCTAAGATTTCGTCCTGAAACGGCTTAATAATCATATTGTTAAACAAGATAAACGAATTTTGTAATTCGTCCGCGTTACTTGAGAATCCGTTAGTCGAAGCAATGCCGAAAAGTAAAGGCGAAGTAACGTTGTGGCCTAACATTATTTTGCGTAAGCATTCGTCCGATAAATACGTGTAATGGTCGGGCGCGTCGTTTAGTGGAATATCCTCAACCGTGGTTTTTGATTCTACGTTGGAATTAAACGCAACGATAACTTTTTGACCTTTAGAACCCGTTAACTTGCTTAATACCTTTTGTGAAATTAAGTCTTGTTGTTCTTCCGAAGGAACTCCGTTGTTAAAGTTAACTACTTTCGTTCCTGAAAAGCCGTTTTGAACTTCGTTAATTAAATAATCGCTTACTTCTTCTTCTAAAACTGCGTAAGGTAGTGCGCCTTGGTAGTCGGGATAAGCGTAATACTTCATTCCAACCCCGTAAGGTTTAACGAACATTATTTCGATTTTTTCTTTTGAGTGTCCGAATGCAGGAATTCGCATAGGTGGAAACTTACGCACTTCCTTCCAATTATCCGAATAGTAATATCCCGTTACTTCGCCTTTGTCGTTACATTTTTCAGCGCGTAAAAGATTCACGGGTATGTGGTAAGCCTTTAGAATTTTATCGTGCTTTTCGTTGTAGTGTACTTGTATAGCAAATTGACCGAATAACTTACGGTCGAATACCATTTTACGAACGCAATTTTTGCTAAACAAAGTCATCATTTGCGCGTACTCGTTTGGCTTACGCGAAGCGTCTAAAGCGCTTAAACCTTTTCCGTATATCAAACGCGAAACGTTGTTTATTATCGCGCCGTTTGTCGTTGAATTTGTATACCTATCAATTAGGTAATCGAAGTAGTCGTTATTTTCTCCCCAACCTACCCACGCGTCGCGTGAGTTTTCCTGAAGTACGGGTTGTTGGTATTCCGCTAATTGTAAAACGTGGACGTTATTACTCATACATTATAAAGTCGTTAGTTGTTGTATTACTTATATATTGCCCGTCATTAACCGAGAATGTGTCTATTGGTTGATTAGTGCAAAACATACGTTCTTTTAATAGTAGGTTTCCGCTTCCGTCTTTAATTACAACCCAATAAAATTGGTTTTCTTCCGTGGGTAAAACTCCGCTAAAATTATAAACGTAATCCCCTGCGGTAAACGTTCCTGCAACTACTTGCGTTGTATTCGTGTTTTCGCCCGTTAACTCCAACGTTACGGGAGTTCCGTATCTCGGAATAAAATTAAAGGTTTGGCTTACGTTAGTTTCGTTAACTACTATCATATTATTATAACTCCAAATCCGTGTTTTTGTGCATAAAAAAAGGGGTGTCGCCACCCCCTTAACGTTATGAAACAAAGTTCTTAAGAATTAACTACCGTTGGGTTGTTTAATAAAGCAACTAATTGTGCTTCGGTTGCACAATCCAAGAAGTTAGCAGGTACGGCTTCTTGACCTGTAAAAGTCAAAGAATATCCATTCATATCACCCAAGGCAGTACCATTCGATATAGTACCCGCAGTAACGTCCATTCCTCGCAATAAACCTGCAATAAAGTATTGCCCTGCGTTTGTCTCAACAATAATGTTAGGACGTCCGTAAGATAATAATTTAACTTGTTTGTGAGTAATCGCGTCTTGCTTTTTTAATTGAACGCTTAATACTTGCTCGAAGAACGTAGTTCCGTTTTCACGTGAACTTGTAATAGTTGTTTCGAACGAGTTTGTACCCTTTAATTCGAATTTGTAAATTGAACTTAAAGCAGGCAAAGAAATAGCGTTAATAACGTCTGTTAATCCTACCGCGGTGTCGTAAGTAATGTCGGTTTCATCGTAAAGTCCGTAATTAAGTACGTAAAGGTTTTTCAATCCGCCTACTACGTCTTTACAAGGCTCTAATCTACCGTGTGAAATATCGCAACTCATTTTATTTTAGTTTTTTAATGTTAAAAAAAAGGGTGGTAGTTTTATCCACCACCCCGTTATATTTTTGGTTAGGTTGATTATCCGTAAATTACGATATCTTCAATAACTCCGTACTGAGTACCCGCAGCCATTCGCATAACTACACGAACGTTGTCATCTCCTAAAGTTGCAGATGTATCAATTACTCTAACTTCTTGCGTGTCGCTCAATAAAGAACAACCGAAGTAAAGGTTAGAAGTAGTTGTAGCCATCATTGAAGAAGTTGGCAATCCGTTAGCCATAAAGATTGGCAATCCGTTGAAAGTTACCGCGCCGTTGTTATACCACATTGTACCTTGAGCGTTAACCCCTGAGTTAGACGTAGCCAAAGCGGAGAAACCACCTAATGCAGCAACATAAGCCTTAAGAACGTCTTGAGAAACGTAGATTTTAAGGTCTGCTTTTCCGTAAAGTGTAGCAGGAATAGCGTTGTAAACTGATTGTAATGCAGGGATAACGTTACCCGCGTTGATAGTACCACCCGCGATGTTTTGAGCAACAGGAAGGTTAGGGTCTGCTTGTGCAGTTGTAAACAACCCGTCAAATTGACCTGAAACGGAAGAAGAACCTTGCCAAATAGAAATCTCGTTAGCGGCTGCAACTTTTTCAGCGGCATAAGCTATTAAGTAATCCGAAAAAGATTTTGGTAAAGTATCGAAAGAAGAATAACCCATTTCGATAGATTGCCAAGTTGAGTGAAACTCGGACTTACAAAAAGTCATATTAACTTGTAGGTCTTTAACTTGTAATACACGCTCGGTTAAGTCAACAGTTCCAACAGGAGTAAAGTCGCAAGAAGCGTCCTTAAGGAAATCAGTTGTTTCTAAACGTTGAATAACTGCTTTGTATTTTACGTTAGGCATAACGGTTACACCGCCACCCTCGATAGTTGGTGCGCTTAATAAAGCGGCTGATACGTACTTACCTGCCCATTGACCTGCGTACGAAGTAGTAATAGTTGGATTTGGCATTTTTTTTTAATTTAATTATTTATACATTTTGTTTAATACGGAATCCATAATTCCGCGTGGTGCTTTTTTACCGATTTTTACGAATTCGGTTTTAGCTTCGTTTTCAGGGTTAAAAGAAATCGGCTCGGGTGTTTCCATAAGTTCGGTTGCTTCTAATGCAACTTCGTCAACTTTGGTTAACTTCGCTAACTCAACTTTTAACGCTTCGTTTTCTTCTTTTAGTTTTTCCATTTCAGTAAAGAATGTTTCTTTAACTATGGATTCGATTGTTTTTTTAGGAGTAGATACGGGTGCGCTCATTTCTTCTTCGGGCATCGGCTCGGTAGTTTCTTCTTTTACTTCTTCAACTTCCTCTACTTCTTCTTCCTTTTCTTTAACCTCGGAAATAATACCTTCTTCAACGATAACTAAAATACGTCCGTCTTCTAATTCGTATTCTCCAACGGGAACGGCTATCTTTTGTTCGTCTTCCGTTACGACAAAAACTTCTTTTCCTGCTTCGAAAGTTTCCGCTTCGATTTTGGTTACTCCGTCGCCCATAAGCATTTGTTCTAACTTAATTTCGTTAGACAACAATGCTTTGATTTTTTCTAATAGTGTGCTATTTTTCATTTGTGTTTATTTATTTCGTTAATTGTCTTGCTGAATCCGTTATTGTCCTAACATCAAAATCTTGTCGAATTATTGCTACTGCTTTTCTAACCGTTGGATTTTCTAAATAGTTTAATCCTAATTCTTTAAATTGTTTTTCTAAAACAAATCCTAAATCTCCGATTGCTTTTGTATTAGTTCTAAAAGAATCCCCACTTGTAACTACTGTTTTAGCTAAAGTTTTTAATTCTTTAGAACTTTTATTAAATGCATCTAAATCCTTTTGTGCGTTTACAATTAATTTTTCTAAATCTTGTATTGCGCCTAACTCGACTTCGTGTTTACCTAACTCAACTTTGCTCGCTTGGATTTCGTCCGCCTTGTTGATTTTGTCTAAAATTGTTTTCATATTATTATAATTAAAGGTTAAAAGTTTTGTTGCATTTTGTTACGGCTTCGGATACCAAAGCGGGGGTGGTGGAACGGGGTTCGGTGGTGTTACGTCGCTTCCGATACCTTGATTTTGTAGTTCGCCCGTACAACACTTTGAATCGTAAGTATTGTTCTTGCATAGGCAACCACGCTTACCACCACGCGGACTATTTCTTATTTCTTGTCTTCTTGCTTTCATCCTTGTCCGCGATTTATTTTTTTATAATTCTTTGACGTTTTAAGTTGGCTCGTTTTTGATTTCGCGTGTACGTTAGGCCGCTTAATCTTTGGCTTTTGAACGTGGTTAGAAGTTGCTACTTGTTTAGCCATTGATACCTAATAAATTTTTAAGTTCGTTTATTATTTCCGTGGCTTCGTCTTCTTCCGAACTCATTTCGAATTTATCCGCGAAGTAACCTTCTATTGAAAAGCCTTTTACTTTTCCTTCTTTAACATCGTTCCAAACTTCGTCGTTGTTTACTTTCATCGAAATCATCCAAGTACCTTTAGGTAGTGAGAATCCGTAAAGATTCGACTTGTCCTTTTTTTCGTCTTCTATTATCCAAGATTCAACAACGCTTAAACCCTTTAACTTTTTTTCGTGTTCGTATGTCGCGTTATTTTGATTTGAGCGCATTAAAAACAATTCACTTGCTTTTCGAATTGTATCCTCGGAAAAATAAATATAGTATTCTTCGTTCTTTGCGTTTCTTCGGTAAATTTCTTTATTCGGAACTAAAGCCGCACCCATTAAAATTCGTTTCTCGGTATCAACTTCTTTAAGTTCGATTTCGTGTTTATTTAAGGCTACAAAGTTTTCTTCAATTGCGGGGGATTTTACAACGCTTACTGCGTCTATTCCGCTTTGTTCGTCGTTTTCGTCTATGATTAATTCAATAATTCTCATATCTAAATAATTTAATTTTGGTTAAAGTGTTGCGTTTTGTATTCGGTTACGGTCTAAGCTTTGCGCCGTTGTTACTTGTCCACTAACAACGTATGCTTGAGTAGGTTGTTGTTGAAGTTGCGAAAGTTGGTTAAGTCCGTTATTACCTACGACATTAAAGGAAGGCGCTTGAGTTCCACCTGACATACCACCGCCACCACCTTCGGAAGCGCCACCGCCACCCGTAGAAGAACCACCACCCTCGAATTTTTGCGAAGCAATTTTAGCAACTCCTGCCAATCCACTTGCTACGGCTATCCCTGCGGCAATACCACCACGAACGGGCGAAGTTGGGTCGGGAACGGGTGTAAACTGCGAAAAGTAAGCCGAACGCGCACTTAAAAATGTGTCAATTAATGCGGTGGCTATACTTGCCGCCTTTTTAACTTGGAATGCTTTTTTGGCTTGTTTTTCTCCCTTCTTACCAAACATTTCCGTAAGGTCGGAAATTAAGCTTAACCCTTGTTTTGCTAAATCCGCGTCGCGTTTAATTGCTTCTTCTTTACGTGCTTTTTCTGCGTCCGTATATTTCTTATTGATTTCTTCTACTTCGCGGTTTTTGGCTTCGGTTATTGTTTTTTCTGCGTCTGCGTTACCTTTCGCCATTTTCTGCATTTCCTTATATTTCTCGTCGAGTAAATAAAGTTCGCGCGCTTGTTCGCTTAAAGTTTCTTGGTAATTTAGGTCTTTTAAGTTTTTAACATCTTTTAAGAAATCTTCTTGTCGTTTCTTTTCTTCTTCTTTTAATTTTTCGTCCGCTTCTTTGGCTTCCTTTAATTTTTCTGCTTGGTATTTTTCGTCTATTGCTAACAAGTCTTTATTCAAAACGTCTTTAGCGTTTACAAGTATTTGTCGTTCTTGTTCGGTTAGTTTAGATTCAGCGTTTACCCTTAGCGCTTCGAGTTGCTTGTTATATTCTTCGCGACTTATTTTACCTGATTCGTATTGTTTATCTAAAGCGGCTTGTTCATCTGCTATTCGTTCTTTTAGGAAGTTGTCGCGGTAGTCATTGTAAGCGTCTTGACGTATTGCTTTGTCTTTAGCTATTCCGTCTTCCATTAACGCGAGTTTTTGGTTTTCGGCTTCTTCTTCTAATTTGCTTTGGTCGTCGTATTGTTTCTTTAAGTTGTCTATGTAAGCCTTGCGACTTTGTTCCGCGTTTTGCTTTGCCTTATCTCCCGCTTCTTTGGCTTTGTCCGCCATTTCTTTGTTATGTTCGGCCTGCATTACTGCGATAGCGTGGTTCGTGTCTACGTTGTCTTTGTAGGTTTCGTCCATTATTTTTCTAACTCCTTCCGCTCGTTTCTTTAATTCTTTGTACCTATCGGAATCTTGGTCTTCGGTTGCTAATAGTAAATCCATTTCGGCCTTAATAGCCTTCATTTTGGACTTTTGAACTTCCAAATAAACGCGTCCACTTGCTAAATGCGCTTTAGCCTTGGATAGTTCCATTTCGTAGGTAGCTTTTCCTGAGGCCTTTGCTAAATCTATTTCGCGTTGTGCCTTTGCATCGTTTTGACTTTGTTCTTTTTTAATTGCTTTCGCTCGTTTATCTGCGCCTTTAATAACCGCTTCCGTATGGTCGTGAGCGTTCTTTTTCATTTTGGCCGTGTTAACATCGTCCACAATCCCAAAGTATTCTAACGCTTTTATAGTTCCGTAAATTATCCCGATAAAAGGAAACATTATCGAAATTAAAATCTTTACTCCCGTGCCTAATTTTTCAAACTTTTCACGCGCCCACATTACCGCTTGAGTTACCTTGTCAAAGTTCGCAATAAGTAAACCAACCGCGACAACTATTGCACCGATACCCGTAGCAATTAAAGCAATTCTAAATAATTTCATCGCGTTGCTCGCTACACCCGTAGAAACGGCTACTCCCGTTTGAGCCGTGGCCAATCCCGTTGAAGCAACCGCCTGAGCGCCCGTTGTAACTACGTTTGCTTTGTCTACCGCTGCGCCTGCTGCCGTTACTGCATTCTTTTTGAATAAACCTAAAACAACGTCTTTAACTACCGTCCCAAGTTGTTTAAATGAGTCCTTTGCTTCGAGTACACCTTGAATACCTTGCGAAAAAGCCATAGCACTTTGAACTCGTAACATTGCTTCTTGCACCGCTTCGCCTTCAACTCCGATTAAACCTAAACCACCCTCAACCGCTTGGAATCCGTCAAGTACCCCACCGAACGACTTACTTAACGCGTTAAATTTTCCGTCGGGGTTAAATGAATCTACTAAATCGTTTGTGAATCCGATTTGGTCTTTTAATTCTGCGGCTGCCTTTGCTGCCCGTATTGCTTCGGCTGAAGTTTCTCCATAGGCTGCGGAAACTCTTTGTAATTCTACAACCGCTTCTTTATATTGCGCCTTTAGACTTTTTACGTTGTCTTTAACCTCAAGTTCTATCGTTCGTTTTTCCGCCATTTTTTTCTAGTTTCTTTATTAATAACTCCCGAACCATTTGTTTGTACGCGGGTTTAATTTTGTCGTGTAGTTTGTACTTACCTTTTGCGATTTCAATATATTCGTGTTCGCCTACGAATTCCGCTACTTGTAAAAGTTGAACTATTTGGTTTATCATATTCTTAAAATTACGATTTGACTTGTTTGTGTTGTTCCGTCTTGGTATATATATTCGCAGTCAACCGTTATAACATCGTTTCTTCCTTCGGTTTCTAATTGTACACCCGCTTCGGTTATTCTTAAATTACTATCTTCGGTTGCTCTATCTATATCCCCAATAATTGGCGGTAAACTTATTCTAATCGTTTGAGATGAACTTATGGAACTTGGAGTTATAATTACTCCCGTTGTTGGTGAAGTAAAGTTAACTAAGGTTGCGAAATTTGGTAGCGTAATTGGAACGGTTACGTCTTCTTGCGCTTCGCCTGTTTGAATAACACGAATAGGGAAAACGGGCATAAAGTCGTTAAGTAATTGGAATGTACTTTCTCCCGTTACTAAATTCGTTTTCATTTCGTTAATTAAATAACGCTTGTCCCTAATTATAAGTCGGTCGTTCAACCTTAAATTAGTTAAAATTCCCACGGGTAAATTTGTCTTAACGGTTGTTAGTCGGTTTTTAGGGTTAAATAAGTTAGTTAAGTAAGGAAAATAATACGTCGCGAAAATTGATTGCTGAATCGGAGTTAACCAATAAGAAGAAGTTTCAGGCGCAAAGTTAGTGGAGTAGTTTATGCCGTTATCCGTTAAGTCTTGTCCGAACATCATATAGTCGTTTGTTTGAAATAAACTAATTCCGTTTGTAAAGTGTATGTGGTCTGCTATGTTAACGCTTCCGTATTTGTACAATAAACACGGCTTCGGTATGTAAGGTGCGTAGGCTTGGTCTAACGCATACCCTACTTGTAAACCCGTTGGGGTTCCTGAATCAAAGAATTGATTAAATAGTAAATTTTCGAAAGGAACTTTAATCGTAAACTCCCCACCGTCGTATGGATATTGATATTCCGTGTTTCCGTATTCTTTTAAGCCTTGCTCGAAGTAGGCTTTATTCATTAACGAGTTAGATTGCTCAAACGCGAATCCTATTTTCTTGTAAAGTTTTACTCGGTCTATTCCTATTTCGGTTTTATCCGTAAACTCGGTAATATCTATAATTGCGCCCGTAGCATACCAATCGTCCAAAGGAATAATCGTATACTCATTTACACCACTACCAAAACACGTTAAGTTAAATTGCTTTAAGATTCCCGAAATAAAATCTTGCACCTTCATTTGTGGCGCAAGTTGCGCTAAGTCGGTAAATGCTGAAAGGTTTAATGTTATGTTTGAATATCGAATGTACTCCGTTGTAGGAATCGGATTCACGGAAGTAATATAAGTAACTTCGTATTGAATTTCGGAATCAAACGTTAACGGAAAATTAGAGCGAATATAAAACTCCCAAACATCGTTTAAGCCTAGAACATTTGGCACGTTAGCAAGTCCATAAATAGCCGTTCCCGTACCTTGTGTTGTAGAAAACAAAGCGCCGTTTCTATACGTGTCTATCCAATAAGTTGTGGTCGGAGAACTTACCGAAGTAACGTCCAACGTTATTACGTGGTTCATCCACGTAGCGCCATTAAAAAACGGGGTTGTAATTTGGTTTAACGAAGAATCAACATAAAGATTAAGCGGGTAAGTTGGAATGTAAGAACTTATGATAGTATCAAAGTCAAGTTGTTGAGGTTGTCCACTAAACTCGAAGTCGTTTTTATTCTTATACCAAATATAAGCCTGAGTAAATTTCGGGTCGGTTAAAAATGCGCCGTTAAAAGTTACTCCGTATTGTAAGCCGATAATATCAAAAATTGATTTTACCCGTAATGCAGGAAATAACTCCGTGTAATTTATCGCGCCTGCGTTTGTGTGTATATCGTTTGAATTTGAACCTAAAAACGGAATAAGCCAATTCGGAACGTTTGCCACGGGTGCGGTTGATAGGTATTCCCATATTCGATTTGAAGTAATTAACGGGTAAGAAACATCGTAATCAACCGTTGTAGTTCTTATTCGATTAAACACTTCCGTAAACGTGTAATTGTGGTTTACTGTTGAGTAATCTAAGTCGCTTAATAGGTCTTCGCCTACCAAGTCTTTAAGTGTAGTTACGTCTCCGTAAAAAGTAATCGTGTAGGAATTTGGTTGTCCGTTTTTTAGTTGCGACTTTTCCATTTGGATTTTACCCCTACGGAAAAATGTCATATCTATCTCAATGTACCCGTCTAAGCGTTCTTGGTAATTGATTGAACTATTAACCGCGTTTTCATAAAAGTATTCCCATACCGCGTTATTACGTGCGCTCGTTGGTATTGTAAACGACTGCGAAAAGTCGGTAAACGTTTTACTAATATCCTGAATGTTTTGAATCGTAGAATTTACTTCGATTGTTTCATCGTTGAATAAATCTAACTCCCTACCTTCAACAAAAATTCGAACTTGTCTTTTCATTAGATAACGTTATTAATTAAGTCGGTTGAACTTTCGAATTCAAGAACGTAATTTATTTTTTTGTTGTTTATGTTCTTTTGTTTTTCGAATTCCTTTGTTTTCATTTTAACAGGAACTCCGTCTAATAAAATTCGTTCGCTTAAAAGTAATTGTTGAATGTTTGAGTTAAAGGATTCGTCAACCCAACCCGTATTCGTTCGATAAGATATTAACCCGTTTGTGTTAAAAGTTTGTCGTTGGTTTAAGTCGGGGTCGTAACTTGCGAATGGACTTGAGAATTCTTGCATTAAGTTAAACTCGGTTGCCGTTGTGGCTAAACTTTCGTAGGAAGCCTTAAACATAAATTCACGTTGCCACGCGCCGTACTTGTTTATGAAGTCGATAACTACGGGAGTGTACAAACATTCTTCGATAGGATAAAAAGTAGATTCCCAAAGAATAGCAGCGCCTAATTTAATTCGTAAGATATTACCCGTCAAATAATACGCGGGTCGAACCCTATAAAGATTGTAAACGTTATTCGAAGCAATCGTATATGAATGCGTTAAACCCGTTTGAAGTTGCTCGTATTCTACGGTGTAACCCGTCGGTAAATAAGCCGTAAACGTTCCCGCGCGTTCAAGTGGATTAACCGAAGGATTGTTATTTGCGTCCGCCCAATAGTTATAACTTTTTTCTTCAAGGTGGTAAAATTCCAACTGCATTGGGTTCATACCTTCCGAATAGTAGCCGTATCCGTCAAACGCTTGGTAAGTAAACGTATCTAATAAAACGTAAGTACTTAATGCAAGTTTGTAGCGTTTAATTTGAACCATTGTATATTGTTCCGTTCCTAACAACGCATTATCCGAAGCGTAATTGTTTACAAAATTATTATGGTTAATTGCTTCCAATAAATACGGAGAAACGTTGTAAAGTGTTTGCGTATTGTTACTAGCAGGGATTAATTTTTGTAGCGTGTAAGTTGGCGAAGTTGGCGGGGTTGTCCCGTTCGGGTAAATGTAAAGTTCGACTTTACTTCCTGATTGCCCTACTTCGTTAACCTCAATTATAAATGGGGAACGTGCGTAAATGTTAGTAGCCATAATTCTTAAAATTTTCTTTCATTATTGTGTCGAAGGTTTCTTGCGCTTCTAATCCGTAAGCGTCTATTAATTCGTTAGGTAAGTTCTTAAATGCGTACTTAAAAGGCTTGGTAAAAAACATTGAAGGCTTAATTCCTTTATTCCATATCGAACGCGTTATAATCATAGCCGTAGCGTCGCTACTTATGAACCTTCCTTTTTTATCTCGGAATTGAATTCGTCTTTGTTTAACCCACTTTTTAATACCTTCCGTTAAACCGCCTTTTTTGCCCGTTCCTGAGCCAAACTTAAACCCGCTTAAACTTCGTCCGCTTCGTACCCCTCGAACCCCTTGGTCTTGGTAGAAACCGTATTCTTCCATTTCAAAAAAGAAACGAATTGAATTCGGCATAACCTTAATTTCTGCGCCTAACGATTGTTTAAGTTTTCCTGAAGCGTTTTTACTGCGTAGGTTGCTTTTCGCCTTTGCTATTACATAGTCTCGAAATTCCTCGAGTGCTTTAAGTTGTAGTTCTTTATCCATTAGCAAATGGTCATATCATTAGGGAAGTCCACGTCGAAAGTCATTGCCCAACCTGCTAAGTAGTTTTCAAAGCGTTCTACAAAAGGTTCGCAAGTAGGCGCACCGTTTAATTGATAAAGGTTGTCCCATATATTTCCGTGTTTAAGCATTTCAAACGCTCGGTTCAAAATTGCTAATTGGGTGTTAAGTACGTCTATTTCGTTGTCCGAAGTTTCGAACTTTGTTGTCGGTTCTTCTTTACGTTGGCTTACGTTATCCATAGCCATTAACGTTACATTCGCAGTCATTACGTTGTCGTTAAACGTAACTTGGTTTACCATAATGTGAACCAACGGGAATAAGTTTTGTTTACCTAAATCTACGTTAAAAATCGAACCTTGCGTAATAGTATTCACTAACGGGTCGGCTGTAAAGTGGGTGTTAAGTTCGTTTAGTAAGGAGTAGTAACCGTTCATTTGTTATTCTTTTTAATTTCCATTAATTCTATTTCGTTTTTTTCTGCTTCGAATGTGAGATAGGTAAGACACTTATATAATCCGTATTTAACAACTTCGTCGTATCTTGTAACATCTCCTTTAGCGAGTCCATAGATTGAACTATACCAACCCCATTTTTTTCCGAATTGAGTTCTTGCGCTAAAGTCGCTTGTTCGGTCGCGTTCATCTTCTTCAACTCCGTCTCTAAATAGTTTAGGGTAGCGCTTAATAACTCGCTTCCTAAAGTCCAAAAAAAAACCGAAGCCGAAATCGCTACGTCCATAGGCGCGAATTTCATTAACTCGCTGTATTCCCCTGCGCCTGTGTATTCTATTATTTCGTACTTTTCTCCGTCTTTAATTTTAATTGGCCTATACATTACCGCCATTGCTTTGTGGAAATCGTCCCACTTTGCTAAGTAGTTATCTAAGTCCACGTACTCCCCGAAACTTATATTCTCAAGGTCGGTAATAAATCCGAATTCAATATCTTTAATCTTAAACGTAGGCTTAAACTTTGGTTTTTCCGCGAATATATTTTTGAAGTGAATAATTAAGTCGTTAACGCTTGTTAATTTCATTTTAACAACGTCCTTTAGTTCTATACCGCAAAATATCTCAATCATTTTCTGCGCAATAAATTCTTCGTCGTTTGACGATTGCTGCAACTTCAGGAACTTTTGGTAGTTCACTAAAGGAATTTCACTAATTGAACTTGGGACGGTTATTTCTAACTTCATATTTATTAAACTATTTATTCGTGTTTTTGTAATTCATAACGTGTTCGTGCGCCTTAATAAGCATATCGAAGTGAGCGGTAAATCGTGCCATATTATTAAACACTATTCGAACGCGTTTGCCTGTTCGTTCCTGAATGTAAGATTCCACACGGGTAATCATTACCTGCATATCGTTAGTTTTATCGTATTGCATAGCTTCCGTATGTTGCGCCTATTCCGAGTGTTTCCATTTCGTGATAACGTAGCGCGTCTATTGCGTGGTTATTAAAGTCAATAGGTTTTCTTAAGCGCCTTCCCGTCTTGTCGGTGTCCCAAATATACGAACGAAGTTCTTTGATTAAATCCACACTTTGATTAGTTACTAAATAATCTTGTCGTTGCATTACGTCAATTCCATAGTTAATTGAGTCTTTGCCCTTGGTTACTCCTTTAATCGTTATTCCTAAACGTCTTATTTCTTCGATTGATTTCGGCTCGGAAGAATCCGCGTACACTATTACATTTTTTGGTAGGCGCTTCGCTATTTCACTATTTACTAATCCTGTTTGGTAAACTAATTGGTTTACTATTCTTTGGTTATTGTATGCGTATATTTCAATTATTGCAGTCGGGTCGTTTGTATATCCAAAATCAAGTCCTATACCTAACAATCTTGCTTCTTTTGGTATCGTGTCAATTATTTTCCAATTACTGAAAACAACCCCCTCGAGCATTCCAAGTTGACCTTCCCCGTAAACTTTCCACCAATTCGCCCAATAAGAACTCGTCTTTGCTTTGTCTCGGTTCTTTTCAATTTGTTCTACTATTGATTGGTCTAACGCTTCGTTATCCTTGTAGGTAAGAATTAAAAAGTCGGAGTCGGGTTCGTCTTTTAGTTCGGTGTGTACCCAAAATTCGTTAGCAGGGTTGAAATCTAAATAAACTTCCTTTCGTGTTCGTATAGCCAACTCGTTGTAAGCGTCAAACGTTACATTATTACATTCGTTGATATAAAGAATATCGCGCCTTGCACCACGAAGTTTACTCGAATCGTCTGCGGAAAAAAATTCGATAACGCTTCCGTTGGCGAACTCATAACGAAGTAAAGATTTGTTAAACCTATCTTCGAAGAATCTGCCCGTCCATTTCATTATTTTTAGGAAATCCTTTAACGCACCCCGTCTTAAGTGGGGTATTGTTTCTGCAACTACGCTTATTTCTATTCCGTGTATTGATAGCGCCTTGTTAATTAGCACCGCTAAAATTGAATAAGTTTTAGAAGCCGAAGTTCCACCCTGAATAATCTTAACGCGGTTCTTAAGTCCGAGTACCTTATTCGTTGCTGTTGTCCTCTTGAACATCGGGGAATAAAGGAATTTCGATATTTGTTTGTTCGATTTGCTGAACGGGTGCGCCATAACCACTATCCATTAATGCTTTGTACGCGTTCACGTCTCCTTCACGTGCTTTTTTAATTAGCGCCAAAGTCATTAAGTCCTCTTGCGACATTGTTTCGTTCTCGCCCGTTAAAGGGTTTTTTAGGTTTTGGTTAACTTCTAACCATTGCCGTGCTATTGTACTTCGATTTTTACTTCCTTTTGGTCGTCCGTTAGGATTTCCGCTTTCGCCTTTACCCCAAGCAGGCCTTAAATTATCTTCTTTGTTCATATCGGTGTAATATCGGTGTTTATTTAATACCTACAAAGGCTTTTAATGGATAAAAAACTAATGAATTCCTGTAACCTTTTTCGTGTAATGGAATAATTGGTGTAACTCCGTGAACATTTCTCCACGCAGGATAAACTAAAATTGAATTATCTATTTGTCCTATCGTTGCATTGTAATCAGGAACGTGTAAATCACCACCCTTTGCATTTTTTTGTTTACAGATGATTACGTTTACTGCCCCTACAATATTACCCGTATCCTTATGGAATGGCGCGGATATATTATAATTAGAAATTGAACTTGTAAACAAATTACCAAACTTCCATTTATCAGGAACATTTTGAAATAACTCTATTTGCTTTTCGTATTGCTTTGGTAGTATTTCTTTGATTAATTGTTCGCTTTCTTTAGCTAACATTAACATCGCTTTTATAAATGTTTGTGCTGAATCAACGGAATGTACACTTGATATAGTTGGATAAGGTCTCCTCATATGCGGCTTTGGTGGAACTCCGCCTAAAATACAACTCCATTGTGAAACTACATTTTTATAATTATATACACCTTTTTCTATATTAAATCCATCAGTTTGCTTTCTATCCATTTGACTTTTTGGAACTTTTTTTGTTCTTAACTCAGCATTCGCTAAATCAGCCAATTTACACATTTTTTCAGGCATTTTTGTTAAATAAAATCCTATCGGTTCTCCGTCAGCATAAAATATACAATCTTCAGTAATGTTTGGCTCTATGTACTCGCAGGTTTCTCCTATTTTTCGTTCGTGTTTTTGCAAAACAAGGTCTATTCTTTTCATATTAATAATTTTTTCCATAAATCATTTTCAATATCAGTAGGAATCAAGTTGCTTATCTTTCGTTTTTGTTTCAAAGCGTCTATTAATTCATTTTCGTTAGACACTGCATAACAATTTTCTCCGTGTTTATATACACTATTTGGAACGTTACACCAATTTTTATGAAGTATTAATCCGCAATCGTGATATTCTGCTTCCAAAAATGTATATTGAGTTCCGCCCCCATCGTTTTTAATTGTTGACATATCTACTAAATATCTTGTTTCGGCATATAATTTGCTAATATCATTTAGATTTTTCGAATAATAACCCTTGTAGTATTTATCAAACCCAAGTTCTTTTAATTTATGAAAGTAATAAATGTGATTTTTATATCCATAAATTTCTATGTCCGCGCCTAAATTATTTGCTTTACAAATTATATCCGTATTTTTATCAAAATCAACCCTTGACAAAGACCTATTATATTTTTTATCTAAATTATACTTTGGATATTTGTAAAATGGGTGCTTAAAAAAATTATTTTCAATTCCCATTTTGTTCAACAATTTATGAACGGTTTCTCTAATTGTTACAACTTGATTTCTCTTTGCGAATTCTATAACTTCAGGAGATAATTCTGTAGGGTCGTGTATTACAATTGTAGCATTGTTAAAATGTTTCAGCAATTCATAATGAGCTTTGTCAACTGCTAAGATAATAGGGTTTTGAAAATTATGTATAGCGGTTTTCTTGATATTCTTATACTGAATATCACCATAAAATTGACCACCACCCTTAAAAGTTTCTTTTACTTTTATAACGTGATTTTCATTGAATATCTTTGCTAAATGATAAGAAAAAGACACCCATCCACCGTATTGTGAATTTGATAAATAAAATAATTTATTATTCAAAATCATAATTTATCCTTTTCTGTTTTCAAATATTCCATAATCATACCCCCTAAATAGGCTTCTCTTTCTCTCCAAAACTTTACAAGTTCTGATGCTTCTTCATAATGCTCGGCTTCAAATTCAATTTGTATAGCTTTTTTCACTCCGCCTGCCATATCCGTCAATTCATCATCCAAATCTTCTTCGTCAAGAATTGAATAATCCACTTCCGTTGGCATTTCAGGAACAAACAACCCCCAATCGTTTAATAGTTCTGCATCCCATTCGTTTGCCAACACGTCCCAATCCCATTCTCCGAATCCAACGTTATCTTTTACAATAAATTCGTCTTTTTGTTCGCTTGTAAGGTCGTTCGCCCTAACTATTGACACTTCACTATACCCCGCTTCTTTAAGCGCCTTAAAACGCATATTTCCGCCTAGTATAATGTTATTCTCATCCACTACTATTGGACGTAGTTCTAACATTTGCGGGAAGTCCTTAATTGATTTGACTAATTTCTTAAACTTTTCGTCTTTAATTAGCCTTGGGTTTTTCGGGTTCGGTTTAATTTCCGATATCTTAACCTTCAGTACTTCCATTTTGTTCGGCTTTATAAACTGCGTAAAGTTGATTAAGTTTGTTTACGATTTCACGTAAGCATGAACCGCACGAAGTTGGTTGTACTCGTTCGTGTAAAACTCGGTTGTAAATCTTTAGTAACTCCCGTTGTTCGCTTGGACTTACGCTACTTCTACCACGATTATAAAAAGTGTCTAAGTATGCGTATTCGTCTTCCGTTAGGCATTCGGGTTTTTTATATCTCCAAAGTTCGTTAAGTTTTGCTTTGCGTTCTTCGCACCCGCAATCTTCACCCATTACCCATTTAGCAACTTTTGCGATTCCTGTAGCTTCTAAAATGTTTTCGACGGTGTCGCCTAATCCTTCCGCTTGTTTTTTTCTTGGTCTTCCCATAACTTATTTATTTAATTAATTCAAAATCTTCGTTTTTGTAGTCCGTGTAATCTTCTCCAACGGCTATTCTTATTTTTTGTTTGCAGTTCTTTAACGTGTTGAAAATGCTACTCGAACTTATTTTCGTTTCGGCTGCAATATCCCGAATTGATAAATCCGTGTCTCGATATAGTTCGAATAACTTTTGGTCGTACCAATGCCACGAATCTACTTCGTTTTCTATCTTACCCAATATCTTTAAGTAGGCTTCGTGTTTATCTAATTGGCTCGGTTCGTCTTTTATTTGTATAGCCTCAATATCAAACCCTTCAAACTTTCCTTTATTACGTACCCCATAAAGATACATATTACGTAAAGTGAAATACATAAATCCTTTATTGATTTGACCATTTGTTATTACGTTTTCAGGTTTCGTGTATTTGTATAATCGAAGGTAACATTCTTGTACAAGGTCTTCAGCGTATAAATCTTCGCCAAAACTTTTAACCAATTTTACCCAATCTTTGTGTTCTTTTGCCACGTCTTTAAGCCATTCCATAGTGCTTAGTTTGTTGTCAAATATAATGATTAATTTCTAATCACAACAAAACATAAAAAAAAGCCACCTTATTCGGGTGGCAATCCATTATAAAAACGATAAACAAACGCGTCTAATTTCTTTGCAGTTTCTAAACTTACAGGCTTACCGAGTAAGAACCTATCTAAGTTATATTGGTGCATTTTGTGTCCTCGTTCTTTAATTTCGGTTACTATTTGATTCCGTGTTTTTGTTTCGAGAATCTTACGTAAATAACCTCGTAAGGAGTAATCGTCTATAAACATATTAAAATAATTTTGTTTGTGCTTTGTGGTTATTAATTCGTTCCATAGCCTTGTTAAAGTATTCCTCGTCAAGTTCGCACGCTGTGAGTTCAAAGCCGTAATCGTGGCACGCTATCGCAATACTTCCTGAACCTAAGTGAGTATCAAGTATCTTATCACCTTGCTTTGCGTAATTATCAAGAATCCATTTATAAAGTGCTACGGGTTTTTGTGTTGGGTGTATTCTTTGTTCGGGTCGTTGTTTTTGAAATCCATTCCATAGCCATTCAAATTTTCTAAGCCCTTTATTAAAACTCGTATAGGCTAATTCTCCATCACTAAAATCGGAATTACCATTTTTTTTATCCCAAAATATCCAACCCATACTTGGGGTTACAATTTTATCAATAAAGTAGTTCCCACCCCATATAATTTGATTTTTTGAAACCCTTTTTAGTTGTTCAAAGTATTCTAATTCAGGTGTTTTCAAATCCCAATCTTTTATATTATGCACTTTTTTAGTTGGGTTGTTCCATTTATCACTTTTTGTATTTTCCCTTTTTTTATTACTTTCTCCAATACCATACGGAGGGTCAACAATAGCCAAGTCAAAATACTTATCAGGGTATCGAGCCATTAAAAGCATATTATCCTCGTTCGTTATTGTTAGCATAACTAAAAGGGTAAATCGTCTTTTTCAATTATTTGCGTGTGAACTTGTTTCGGAGTTTCGTTCACGTAAGGTTCGCTAAATGAACACGAAAAGTATTTAGTTCCTTTCGAAGATTCTTTAAGCCATAAGGCTATCTCCATTTCTTTTCCGTTTACGTTTACTTTTCCTCGGTAGTCGGGTTGCTTTTCGTTCGTCTTTTTGTCGTTCTTAAAAATTGCACCGCTGTTTACTTTTGTTTCCATATTACTTAATTAAATTTATTACTATTATTACTCCCGTTACATATCCAAAGGCCAACGAGAAAGCCATTTTAATTCGTTCATTCCAATTTTCCGAGTCAACCATATACCCTGCAAAAGGTAAACCGAGAAACGGACTTATAAAAGCGAAGAATAACATTCCTAACGTGTTGGCTTCCGAAACGTATCTAATGTAAAACGTTGAAGATATTTCGATTATTAACGCGCTTAAAAAGATTATTCCGTACTTCATTTATCTAGGTTTATTTCGTGTTCTTGTAGACTATTAAAAAACGTTTCCCGTATGCGTTCAACCATTTGGTATTCGTCTGCGTTTAGTTCTTCGTATTTCCATAGCTTGCGAAGTTCCGCTTGCATTTCCCAAAGAACGTTTAACATAGCTTGGCCTTTAGTTGCGCAATAGTATTCCGCTTCTTCGTCGGGTAGGTTAAATTTGAGTGTTGCTTTCATATTTTTGTTTATAGTATTTTTCCGCAGTTGAATACGGTTCGTGTCTTAATAAAAATGATTTGTTATAAGCTTCAATAATTTGTTCTTTTTCCATTTCTTTGGCTTTCTCAAATATCTCATTCCATTCTTTCAATGCCATTAGGGAGGTATGACCTACTTGGTCTTCAAACCACTCTACTGCTGTTTGTTTTTTCATAGTTCTTTCTTTAGTTTCTCAATATAAAGAGTAGCATCCATAAGTTCTTCCTGTAAATGATTAAGCCACCCCATTAAATCAACGTCTTTTCTATCTAAATTAGTTCCGTATTTTTTTATTCCTCGTTTACTGCGTTCGTGGTATTTAGTCATTACGGAAATTAAAATAGTGTCTTCGTGTTTAATTGGTTCTTGGTCGTGTGTTATGTTCATAAGGTTTGCATTAATAAGTTATAGTATTCTCTACATAGTTCGACACGTTCTTTAATTTGCTCAATTACGGATTCGTCTTTTTGTACGAACCAATACTTTACACGTCTATTTTTCGGAATGTGGCTAAACTTATGCTTTGTTTCGATTTCTTCGCGTAGTTCTTGCGATTCATCTATTAAATGAAACTTCCAATGTGCTCTACGGATTTCGTCTTCTACCATTTCGCTCGGAGTGTCTATAAGGCAATAAGCTAAAATGGATTCGTTCTTACCCGTTAACCACATATATCCTTGGAGTTGGTAATAATAATCTTTGTTAGGTAACTCAGTTTCAAACCACGGAAACGTTGAAGCGTCCCAAGAACTTTTAACGTCTATTAATACTTCGTCCGTGTTTACGTCGGGAGTTCCTGTTACCCAATCGTTCGTAAAATGTTCGTCGTTCTTGTAAATAAACTTAAAATTCAATACGTCGTTAACGAGTGCAATCGATTCTTCTTCGACTTCGTTTCCTTTGTCCGTGTAACGTGAACTAAACTCTTTTCGGATTCCGTACTTTTCTTTTAATACGATTTCTTCTACGTACGACTTTGCCGTTTGAGATAGGACTTCCCCCGACTTGCGGGGGTTAGTCATTATCTTACCAATTTGAGAACATCGGACTTTCATACGTTTTCAATTAATTTGTTTTGACCTTCAGTTAATTCAAAATTTTCAATTAATTGTTCCTTGGTGTATTTCCCTTCGGCAATCATTTCTAAAGCCTTACCCAATCGTTTGTTATCAATGGTAGGCTTTTTCTTTATTTGTTCGCCTGAAGCGTCCGTGTCTTTGTCGGTAACTAATCCGAGTGCGGAACTTAAAGCGTATCGACGAAAGTAAGTAACACCGCTTCCAAAACTTTGGTAATCGTTCATTCCCTTTAATTCGACTTGCGGAATGGCTACTTTTGATTCTAACGTTTCGCCACTTTCAACGTGAAAAATAACCGTAGCAATATAGTCGATTCCTTCTTTAGTGTCGAGCAACTGCGTAAAGCCTAATCCGTGTTTCTTTAAAAGCGGATTAACTACTTCAAAAATCTTAGGTAAATCCGCGTAAGAATACCCGTAGCCTTGAGTTCCTTTGTGAATTACGGGAACTTCTTGTTGGAAGGCTGCCAACGATTTAAATAAATTTTTCATAGCGTATAAATTAAAACGTGCGTTAACCGAGTCGCACCCCTCGTTTTTTTTATTGTTTTACTAATCCTTTAACGTAATAAACGTCAACATTCATATTTTCTTTATCGTCCGACGAAACGCACCCGTCGTAAAACACTCCTTTTCCAAATACCTTTTCAATGTCCCCGTCAAAAATACAACCGTCGTATTCCACAACTAAACACGCAAAAGGTTGGCCAATCGTACGCCCTAAAAATATACTGTTGTTATGCGTTCTTTGCGTTGTTTCTTGGCGACGGTATAACCATAAATGGTTAATGTTTCGCGCGTTCAAACTCCTTTGGTACTGCTCGGTTGTTAATTTAATTGTTTTCATAGCGTTTTCGTTTTTAATTATACACAAATATAAATACTATTTTTTAATCTGCAAACTTTTTTGAATTTTTTTTTATATTTTTTTTTCATTTAAATTATTTGACCTATCAAAATAAGCCATTAACTCAATATCATTATAGGAATGCTCACGCGGTTTTCTTCCTCCTATTCTTATTTCTCCTTTAAGTTTTTCTAGTTTGCCGTAAATAATACCGTCGTAACATTTCCAAATAATTACGGGGTTAATCTTTTTATCCATTAACTTAACTAATTTTCTAACTGCTATTGGTAGCGGGTAGGCTTCTTGTATTGTTTTGTTTCTTCCTTTTACTTCTGCGTAACCTATTATTCGTTCGTCTTTAATTAGTTCAAAGTCTATATCGTGTTCGTCTAGTTTTCTACAACTTAATTCGTATTCATCGCAAAAAATTG